CACTAATGGTGTTGAGTACATCAGCCTTGAGCTTGTTGATTAAGTCAGTACCTAGGTAGTTATGGATGTGGATATCCTGTGCTACCTTTATCCATTGGATGAAGTTATCGGTATCTACATTGCCATTAACAGCAGTGTACTTAACGAGGTCCTGTCTTGTGATCAGTAGTGCTTCCATTGTTATCCTTTATAGTTAGGGTGATGACCATTGTTAGGCATATCAATAGGTGGAGTATTAGCTTCACCTGATCCTCTTGGGTTAGGTTGGTAGCTCTTAGGTATGCTTGCTACTCTTTCACTGCTTCTAAGTGATCTATCAGGCTTAAGAGATCCATCCTCATTGCGTTTACGTTGGTATAGCATCTCAGTCCAGAAGTGGCCACAGTTCACTCCTCCTTTATACTTGAAGAGGTCATAGGGTTGCCCCTTATGTCCTAGCTCTTGATTTACTCCTGCTATGCTTGCATAGTCTATATCCTCAAGTCTATATACTACACCTCTAGCACTTCTCTGCATCATCTCCTTGCAAAATTCTCTGGTATTTTTTTTACGATATTTTGTAGAGTATTTATATCTCACCTTGTAAAAGGACTTATCTAGGTAGCTAAAGCCATTCTGTTTAGGAGTGATAAGCGTTGCTAATTTTTGAAGCATAGATGGCTTAGGTGCTAACACTCTATTGGCCCATTCATCAGCACTATCATTGTCATCAGAGTATTCACGCTCTTCTACCAATTCCCAGGTATCATCATCATTTTCCTCTCCCTCAAGGTTGCTAAGTATTTTATCAAGCTCTTCATCAGATACATCCTCCTTCTTGAGTTGCACAGGTACAGGCTTAAGGCCTGCCAAGGACCTCAGCTCATCACCTGTCATGTTCTCAAGTACCTTAGCACTCACAGCAGGGCTCATGGCATTAAGGGCATCTGATATCTTAGTGAGCTCATCTGCAGTAGTAAGGTCACCGCTCTGGTCAAGTGGGTTAAGAGTTTCAAAGTACAGCTTCAATGCTATGCCATTGTAGGCAAGTATCTTATCAAAGGCATCAAGCATCACCTCCTGCAGTGGAGTGATCACCATGTTATTGAAGAGTATAGCACTATTCTTGAGCTCATCAGCATTAGAGCTGAAGCCTGTAGTGGTAGCTATACCGAATAGCAAGGGGCTTGTAACATTGTGGCCTATCAATATCTTACGTACACACTCCTCACTTAGGTACTTGTATAGCTCAGGAGCTTGCTGTACAGGCATATTCTCAATGGTGGCCGCTTTCTCTTTATCCTGGTTAAAGCTCACCACTATCTTATCTCCACCAGGTCCTGTGAGCTTATTCATTACATCACTCTTGACCTGCTGCTGCTGCTCCTCACTTGGTACACCATTGTTGAAGTTGATGATAGTGGAGGGGCTGAACGAGCTCTGTACCAGGTTAATCATGTAGTCACTTGTCTCCTCCTCCAATACGGCATAGGGAAGTGCACCTTGGTAGTCAGGGTAGGCATAGTACTTCATCCCTACTGAGTAAGGCTTCACGAACAATATCTCAATGTCATCCTTGGAAGTACCAAAGGCACTATATCTGGTAGGTGTATACTTCTTGACCTCAGCCCAGTTATCACTGTAGTAGTATCCTACTATATCTCCATCCTCATTACACTTCTCAGCTCTTAACAGGTGGACCGGTATGTGGTATGCCTTAGCTATCTTCTTGTGGTCCTTGGTGTAGATCACCTGGATAGCGAACTGCCCTAACATCTTAAAGTCAAGAGCCATCTTCCGGATGCAGTCCTTATCAAATAAGGCTATCATTTGTGCATACTCATTAGGCTTTTTGGAGGCATCAATAGCCTTAAGTCCTTTGCCATATATCAGCCTTGCTATGTTGTTTATCACTGCATTGTTAGTGGTGCTGTTGATGTATCTATCCAAGAGCCACTGGTAGTGCATGTTATCAACACCATACTCCACCCAGTTATCCCTCTTGGACTCTTTTACTATTGGGGCTTCGTATGCTGCTAAGTTAACTATGTGTATATTGTTCATATTAGTACATTAAAAAAGTATTAGCACTCTGTACTGCAGTGTACGTAGAGCTGTTAGGTGTATAGTTGGCAGGGACCTGGTTAGTGCAGAAGAGTCTATCTCTATACACTTCCACCCCTGCTACATCTTTAAGGACCATTCTATAGTAGTGCCCCTCCTGGCAGTTGAATACTGCCTCTATCTCATCTGTGTAATCACCAGAGGTGTAGGTAGTGATGATAACTTCTACCTCTATATTGGTGCTCTCATCAGTTAGGTACATCTTATCCACTGTGGAGCTTCGTGGTATAAAATAGATGAATTGGTCATTAACTTGGTCGGTTGTAACTACCTGCATATATATATAACTCAGAAAGTGCAAAAGTGTTTCCAAAAAAAAAGGGGAGCGCATTGCCCCCCCTTATATTGCTTGTAGAAAATTACTATGAAGTAACTAAAGTAGGCGAACCTAACAAAGTAACAAGACCAGCCTCAGTAGTACAGTCAAGGAAATTGGCAGGCTTCTCTTCCATGGCTTCAAAAGTAATTTTGTAACCATTGAAATCACCATAAGCAACTCCACTCTCTACGCTTCCTGCAGTAGCATCGCACCCTCTTACTAACCCAGCCAAGAAAAACTGGTTGCCATTAGTACGTACCACGATATGTGGACGGCCATAAGCCAAGAGCTTGAACTGCTTGTGGAAAACTGGATCTTGTCTCTTCAACTCAGCAGTGATAGTCTGAGTAAAGAAAGTAGTACCATTCTCACGAGAAGTATTCATTGTAGTGGTGAAACCATTGTTACCCTTAAGCTCATACTTGTAGATGTTACTGATACTACCACCGATGGAAGTAATCAAGTCTTCATAGCCTACGGTAGCATAGTTGGTGATGGTGATAGTACCACCAGTACCACCTGCAATAGTAAGTACATCACCTGCCACGTAGTTAGAACCATCATTGTTAACGGTTACCGCAGTAATCACACCAAGAGTAGCAGTGATGTTAACGGTGAAACCTGTACCAGTACCACCTGTAGTAGCTACGTTAGTACCTGAAGTGTATCCAGTACCACCTGTGGTGATAGCTATCTGTGTTTCATTGTATCCTACATCTCCAAGGGGTGCAGGGTCTGGGTTGTAATCTCCGAAGTTGATAAGGTAGAGAGCTTGGATACCAGAGATACTATCCTTACATTGCTCAGTTCTACCGTTGCTGATTAAACATGCCATATTTTTATGTATTAAAAGGGGGTTGTTACACCCCCTAGATTATTAACTATTAGTTAGCAGAGTTAGTGATACCGTAGGTAACAACATCCTCAACAGCACCATACTGAGCACCACCTACAAATCGCATGATCATACGTACATTCTGAGAACCATCCATGTCAGCCATGTCAATTACTCGAACCTCATTCAAGTCAGATAACACAGAAGTACCAAAGAATAAGTTATCAGTAGTAGTAGCAATAGCAGTGGTAGCAGCAAGTCCTGGAGCCCAGAAGATCTCAACACCATCAAAGCTAAGAGCTCCTTGGTTGTACCATGTAGTAGACTGGTTGTTAACACCTGTACCAGGGGTAACGTTAGCTACAGTACCGCCTACAGTAGCGAAACCACCTAAAGCACGTACATAAGCCTTAGCCATGTTAGTAGATAGATAGATGCGTAGGTTAGGGTTACCATACAAAGTAGCAGGCATAGCATCAACAATCTTACCTAATTCTGCAACTATATTGCTAGAAGTAATAACTGCAGCAGCAATTTCTTGAGCAACAGGTAGGTTGGGATCAAGAGCTACTTGAGTAGAGATACCATCAAAGCTACCGGTAGTAAGAGAAGAACCTGTCCAGAAAGCAGTCTCAATGTTAGCAGCTACACGCTCACCTACTCGTGCAATCATGAAATCAGCAAAGGACTTAGGAAGCTCTTTGAAGTTAGAGAAACCTAACTCAGCAGCTTGCCAAGTCTGAAAGTAGTCAGCCTTACAAAGTTCTAAATTCACTTGTAGATCCTTAACAGTCAACACTCGCTCAGTAAGAGTGATAGTAGAAGCATCTGTAAAGTTACATGTAGCATTTCGTACTAAGTTGGCATCAGCAACTTTTTGAAGTACTTGCTTGTATCGAACATTAGGTAACACAGTAACTCCACCCTTCTCAATAGTAGGGGCAGATAAAAGAGAAGCAGCAACGTACTTGCCTGCAAATTCTCCAACATAAGAAGTAGTAATTGAAGTAGCCATTTTTTATTTATTTATTAAGTTTAGAAATTATACGATCAAATGTAGATACACCTGCAGCTTGACCCCATTGAAAGGAGATAGGCGCAACAGGTTTCTCTGGGTTGTGAGAGATAGGCTTAGCAGCAGGCTCATCAACTACAGGAGCCTCTTCTACTACAGGCTGCTCAGATAGTTTTGCCTTCAAAGCATCATTCTCAGCTTTTAACTCTTCGATTTTAGAGAATAACATCTCTTCGATAGTGCTTTTAATAACTTTCTTAGGTGCAACTGGGATGGCATCATCACTCATCTCCTCTTCTACCATTGGTGCCTCAGCTTCAGGTGCAGGAGCTTCTTCTATAGGAGCCTCTTCTTTAGCCTTAATCTCAGCAATGATACCCTCTTGAGCTACTACCAGGATCATTCCATCCTCTAGCTCATACTCACCCACTGGTACAGGTACTCGTTGCTCATCTTCGGTGATGATAACTACCTCCATACCGCTTTCAAAAGCATCAGCCTCAAGGGTAGTAACCCCATCAGCGAGCTTCATAGTAGCTAACTCCACCTTATTCATGCCAAGTAGAGCTGCTATTCTGTTTAAAATAGTGTTTTCTTTCATGTTTTTTCTTTAATAACTCAGATATCACAGAAGTGTATACCTTTATGTGTGTAATTTATTGAATATCAAGGTGCTACCTTACCACCTATATTACCTACACCTTGTGCTTGTAGGGTGCCATCACAGCACTTAGACCTGTACTTACCATCTTTGCATAGGCATCCACGCTTCCCTCCTTGAGGGCTGCTCTTAGTTTCTTGCTTCGTTTTCATTTATTTTGCTTTTAGCCCATGTTAAACCTGCCTTACCACCCCAAAGCAGATAGGATATATACCCACAGTCATTACTATCACCTTGGTTGTAGTATACTTCAGCTCTTGAGAGGTAGGAGTACATTCTCTTGATAGTTTCCATGGTTATCTTCTCACCATTGGCAAGCTGTTGGGCTCTAATCTTACCCACTTGAGTAGCACACTTGTTGCCATTACGCTCATTGAGTGCTATACCTCTCTGTGCATTCCTTCTCACTACAGATGGGTAGTCATTGTAGCTCTCTTCTGCAAGCTCTTTGCCTCTTAATATGTTTTTTATCTGCTCAATAAGGTATTCTTTCTCCTCCTCCATGGTCCTCATGGATGCCATCTCTAACTTATCAGCAAAGTGCCCCTCAATACTAAAGCCTTTGACCTCACCTGCTTGTACCTTCTGCCATACATCATTATTGTTGACCTTCATGCTGATCATCCAGGTACCCTTTGGTAAGTCAAAGCCATAGATAGTGCTCTTATCCTTGGCCGGATCATCAATAAGCCAGGACTCTACCACTGTCATACCATCAAGTTGCTTATCATGCTCATAGGTAGCATTATTCTGGTAGCCTTTTTGGAAAAATATCTCACTGGCCTTGCGTACTGTATCCTGGCTAAAGTAGATATAGAACTCACCATGCTTTTCATTCTTACGGTATATCTGCTTGTTAGGTATCAAGGCAGGACCCATGAGTATACGCTTCTCAGTATCTACAGTGGCAAGCTCAGTTTTTACTTTGCTAAGTTTTACAAA